TATGTCACGTCTGGACTGTTAGACCCTGCTAAAAAACAAGTACTATCGTACTTACATAAAGCATTAAAACCCATAAACCAGCTACGAATGATGGAAGACTCACTAGTAATCTACCGTCTTGCAAGGGCTCCAGAAAGAAGAATATTCTATATTGACGTTGGTAATATGCCTCGTGGTAAATCAGAAGCATATATGAAAGACATCATGACTCGTTATCGAAACAAGTTAGTCTATGATGCAAGTACTGGTGAATTAAAAGACGACAGAAAACACATGAGTATGTTAGAAGATTTCTGGTTGCCGAGAAGAGAAGGTGGTAGGGGTACTGAGATTACTACACTTCCAGGCGGAGAGAACTTAGGACAAATAGATGACATCGTCTATTTCCAAAAAAGATTATATCGTTCATTGAACGTACCTTTAAGTAGATTGGAACAAGAAGCACAATTTAGTCTGGGTAGAAGTACTGAGATTAATCGTGATGAAGTTAAGTTCCAAAAGTTCATTGATAAAATACGAAGAAGATTTTCTAAGATGTTTATTGAAATCTTAAGAAGACAACTAATCTTGAAAGGTATTATTACTGACCAAGATTGGAATACTTGGAAGAACGACATAACTGTTGATTTCTTGCGAGACAATCACTTTGCAGAATTGAAAGATGCAGAAGTATTACAGAATAGACTGAATACTTTAGACCAGATTTCACAATATGTAGGTGAATATTTCTCACGTGAGTGGGTAATGAAAAATGTTATGCAAATGTCCGAAGAGGATATTGAAAACATGAAAGACCAAGTCGAAGGGGAAAACGCATCTGGAGATGACGAAGAAACCGATGACGTTGGTGGAGATGATAACTTTTAATCTAGGAGAATAGAATGGATTATATAAAAGACTTGTTTGCAAAAATTAAAGCATGGTTTATCGGTGTTGCTGACCAAGACGGTGACGGTGATGTAGATAAAGAAGATGCTAAGATTGTTGCTAAGAAAGCCAAAACTGCAGTAAAAAAGACTGCAACTAAGGCAAAAACTGCAGTTAAGAAAGCAACTGCTAAAAAGAAAACAACTAAGAAATAGGTACTAATAATGGAAGAAGTAGAAAACTTTGAATTAGAACAAGAAGTTGACGGTACTGAACCAGAAGTTCAAGAAGTTGAATATCACGACCAAGACGAATTACCGTCTGCGGTTGATGATGCAGCTAATGTAATATCTGAATATGACCCACAACCAGAAGCACAAGACGAACTTCCTTTAGGTATGGAGAATGATGAAGAACCCGTAAGGGAACTTATCAACCAAATAACTACAGATGATTTAGTTGGTGCAGAAGGTTCATTTAGGGATATCCTTGCAGATAAAGTTGCGAGTGCGTTAGACAATAAAAAGGTTGAACTTGCAAACTCAGTCTACAATGGTATAGATGCACCTGACGGAGCTATGGGTTTAGACCTTCCTTTGGACGATATGGACGCTGAGAGCGAAATAGAGGACACTGGAGAGGAAAACTCTACTGAAACGACTGATAGTATCGAAGAAAACTAGTATCAAAATCTCCTTTTGTATAAATAATAGTTATATAAAAGGTTATGAAAAATTTTTCTTCAATAAGGGAGGCGACTTCCAAAGGTAAGGTAGTCTTCAAAAAGAAGATTAATCGTATTGATGTGGTAATCTACAAAGATAAGGGTAGATTGCCTTTTGTCGCATATATAGATGGCGACAAACTCGATGCGTTTAAAAACCAGAAAGATGCAGAGAAATCTGCAATGGAAACTATTAAAGAACTAACATGAAATTAATAACTGAGTACAACGAAAGTAATATAGAATGTTTAGTTGAGAAAAAAGAGAATGGTGAGAAAGATTACACCATTCAAGGTATCTTCGCACAAACAAATAGGAAGAACCGAAATGGTCGTATATATCCAAAGGATACAATGGAAGAAGCTGTTGCAAAATACGACAAAGAACAAATTCAAACTAAGAGGGCAGTTGGAGAGTTAAACCACCCAGAAGGGCCGACTGTGAACTTAGATAAGGTTTCACACTTAATCACCGAACTTAAATTTAAGGGAGATGATATAGTAGGAAAGGCACGAATACTTGATACCCCGAATGGTAAGATTGTAAAAGGTCTACTTGACGGTGGAGTTCAACTAGGAGTGTCAACTCGTGGTATGGGTAGTCTTGCGAATAAAGGTGGCGCAATGGAAGTCGGTAAAGACTTTATTCTTAGTACGGTTGATATCGTACAAGACCCTTCCGCACCGTCAGCATTTGTTAATGGTATAATGGAAGGTGTAGATTGGGTCTGGAATAACGGCATCTTAACTCCGCAAGAAGTTGAAAAAATAGAGACAGAAATTAAAACTGCTCCAAAGAAGTTTGCTTATGAGACTTCGGTAAGAGAGTTTAAAAATTTCCTCTCGTTAATTAAATCTAAAATGTAATTTAGGAGACGATATGTCAGACGAAATTAGAAATGACGAGTCTTCTACTGATGAAGTAATTAACGACATCGTGGAAGAAACTCTCGAAGAACAAGATGCTAAGTCATCTGTAAAGGCGAAAGGTAATGCAAAGGACGAAACTCCAGTGTCAGAACCAGAGTCTATTGCAAGTGTTGACAAAGCTGCTGATGAAACTCCTGATAATTCTGCAAAAAACAGAGCATCAATTGCACCAAAAACTAAAGCTGGTATGATTAATGCAATGGTAAACGCTATGATGAAACATGGTGCCGAAACTAGTAAGGAGAAATTGAACGCTACTTATGGTAAGGTTATGGCCGCTATGTATGGTGAGTCAGTTGAAGAAACTGATGAAATTATCGCAGAAGAGTCAGTAGAGAAAGTAGATGCAGTTGATACTGCAAAAGCAGAACTTGACACTCTTGTTAATAACGAAGCAACTCTTTCCGAAGAGTTCAAACAAAAAACTGCAGTTATCTTTGAAGCCGCAGTTAAATCTAAACTATCAGAAGAAATTGATAGATTAGAAGCTCAATACAAAGAAGAATTAGAAGAAGAAGTATCTTCAACTAAATCTGAATTGGTTGAGAAAGTAGACAGCTACCTTAACTACGTAGTTGAAAACTGGATTAAGGAAAATGAAATCGCAATCGAGAACGGTTTAAGAACTGAAATCGCTGAAGGTTTTATGGACAAATTGAAAGACTTATTTACTGAGTCTTACATTCAAGTTCCTGAGTCCAAAGTAGACCTAGTTGATGAACTTGCTGAACAAGTAGAAGAGTTAGAAACTAAACTTAACGAAACTACTCAGAAAGTTATCGACCAATCGGGTGAAATCGAAGAAATGACAAAAGACCGCATAATCAACGAGTCTGCGTCAGACCTAGCGGACACTCAAGTCGAGAAGTTAAAATCTTTAGTAAATGACTTAGACTTTGAAAACGAAGAAAAATTCAAAGAAAAAGTTGACACTATTAAAGAAGCTCACTTCTCACAAGAAACTGGTAGTAGTGACGAAAGTCCTATGATTGAAGAAGACGGACATGACGAAGTCATGGAAACTTCTCCTAACATGGACAGATACGTTTCTACATTAAAGAAAACCGCACCAAAGAATTAATCTTTGATGCATAACATAGGAAAAATAAAATGGAACAACCAAATTATTCTTCACTGATTGAAAAATGGTCACCAGTATTAGACGAAGAGTCTGCTGGTGAAATTAAAGACAATCATAGGCGTTCCGTGACTGCAGCTCTTTTGGAAAACCAAGAGAAAGCAATCGCAGAACAAAACGCACAAGGTATGTTATTCGAAGCCGCACCTGCTAACAATGTTTCAAGTGTTGCGAATTTCGACCCAGTGCTAATTTCTTTAGTTAGAAGAGCTATGCCTAACTTGATTGCATACGATGTATGTGGTGTGCAACCAATGAACGGCCCAACTGGATTAATCTTTGCTATGAAAGCAAGATATCAAGGTGGTTCAACTTCTAACAGAGAAGCATTATTTAACGAAGCAGAAACTAGATTTTCTGGTGACTCTTCTGGTACTCATGACTCAGACAACGTCTCAGGTTATAACGGTATCGACTCAGACGGTGACAGATTAACTTCTTTAGCCGCAACTGGTATGCCGACTGTTGACGCAGAAGAGTTAGGTGCATCTACTGGTAGTACTTTCAACGAAATGGGTTTCACAATTGAGAAATCAACTGTGACTGCAGTTTCAAGAGCTCTTAAAGCTGAGTACTCACTAGAACTTGCACAAGACCTTAAAGCAATTCACGGTTTAGACGCTGAGACTGAATTAGCTAATATCCTATCTA